TTTCATATCAATGTCCATTCTTGCAACAGAATAGATATCGCCTCTGTTAATACCAATATCGTTTAGTTCTTTATCAGTCAAAGCACGTAGCTCTTTTACAGTAGCTGTGAATGCTTTGTATGACCGATAATCATTTACTAGTTTCAGTAAGAAGTTCTTTAGTGTCTGTGTCATTTGTTATTTCCTCGTAATGACCGATTTCGATTTTACGAGGACGCAGTTCTTCTGGGACTTCATATTTCAGTACTACTGACAATACTCCGTCCACTAGATCCGCTCCGTTTACTTTTACGTGTTCGGACAGCCTAAAGGTGCGTTTGAACTTCTTGGTGGAAATACCACGGTGAATGTATTCACGACCTTTACTTACATGTTCACCTGTAACCGTTAGGGTGCGATCTTTGACTTCGATGTTGAGTTCGTCTTTAGCAAATCCTGCCACAGCAAGTTCAATCAGATAGTCTGATTCACCTGTTCTTAGGATATTGTGGGGTGGATAGTTATCGGATGAATGTTTTGCAACATAGTCAAGTTCATTTAGTAGATGATCGAATCCTACGAATGATGAACGTGGAAATAGTGATTGTACGCCTGTCATGTTTATCTCCTTTATACAAGCAAGATTTTAATGCAACCAGATCATTCTGCATTGCAGTATTATTTATAAACTTTAATATAGTATATGTTATGCTAAATGTCAATACCCAATATGCAAAAACTTACTACCAACCAAAAGAAAACCCAACTCGTGAACTATCAGGTATGGCACAGTGATATACGCCTGTAGGTATATACACAACATCACCTTGAACAAGTCTTCTAGAAAACGTAGACTTACTTGTCATAGTTTGAGTTTTGTCGTTGTAGTCACAACCATCTTCAAAAATCTTCCATGGCATAGATCCCTGTATCATCACAAAGAATACTTCCATACCATCTTTATGAGGTGGTGAGGCAAGAGCATTAGGACTAAATCCTGCATAACAGTGACAAGATATTCCTGTTCTGTTTAGCAGTTTTCCTAGTTCTGATTTAACATTTCTCACAATGTTAAAATCGTTAGTACCGACATTGGCCCAAATCTTATGTGGATCTCTTGCCCTTTTGTTTCCATTTAAAAAGGATTGATCAAAGTAAGGTACAAGTTGATTCCAATCAGGAAAGGCTTCCTTTGGTAGATCCAACTTACCGTAGAAAGCCTTTTTGTTTTTCATTGCATCTGATAGACCAATCGGAAGCATTACTTGTTCCCAATATTATACTTCGGACAAAGTTCCCAATCATTCTTTTCTTTGTATGGAATAATCTTAATAAGACGTAGAGGTGCACAAGGATGGTCAGTGCTTTCTGTATTCCAATCAAGTAATCCCCAATCACTTAACAATGTAGCGATTGTGTTTCTGCGTTCAATGTCACTCTGTTCTAGATTTGCTTTTTTACCATCAAGCATGAACAACTCTTTGAAGTGTACAATGAAGTACCGTCCTTGCTTGTGTAGAATATGGCAGGATTGGTAAAGCTTTTTATCTTTACGTGATGCTACACCAATACGTGTAAGTGTTTCTCTGATCTTTAGAAAATCGTCTGGTTCATTTAGCGTGACCTCTAACATATCTGTAGGAGACCACTTGACAATATTATTCTCTTCCACCTTTACTCACCTTCTGTTTTATTATAGTTATCTGTTCAGGTGATAGAAGGGATAAGACTTGTTTAGCTTTCTCATTACTGTAGCCATAGTATTCTTTAACCGCTTCAATATCACTCTCAGTTTCAGGTTTCATCCATTTTGAAAATCTTTTACGTTTCCGAATGATATTTATAAGAAAGTGATATTGTAGTTTGTTGTCTATGGTATGGTATTGATTCATCACATTAGCAAGACCAACTGTGTCTTGAAAGTATGATAGGGTTCTATTGATGTAGAAGGGATTGTATATTTTTTCAGATGCATCATCAACCATAAGGTTTTCTTTACTGCTGTTGATGCTTGTTACATAATCAAATAACTTCATTATATTCCTTGCTCTATGCCACTGTCCTGCCAAGGCCAAGTGTCCATGGCTTCTTTGATCAGACTAGAGAGTTCATTAACACTATAGTCCTGAGTATTCTTTTTGTTCAAATGTTTATCGTATGCATACAACTGAGGTACGGTACGATGCCCACGCTCTTTCATGAACGCAAGTGCTTTAGGATCTTCTTGAATGTTAATAGTATAATAGGTATAGCCTGTTCTGTCAAGTTTCTCTTTCATAATATTACAATATGTGCACCTTGGCTGTGTGTATAATATTATTGACATATTAACTCCTTTTTAAGAAATAAGTTATGATCCAACCTGTAGGATCAAACTGATACCATTTAACTTGATTACTATATCGCTTACTATCTTCGTGATGATTAGCATGCCAACCCTCACCAAAAGTTAAGAGTGCATAAAGAAAGTTATTATTACTACCACCTCTATGATTTAAGTTATTTATGATGATACCTGTAGAGTATATTACGTAGATGTTTCCTAAGCCAAGCAAAAGACCCGGAAGTATTGGATGGATCAAAAGTAATACAACATTGATAGCAATCAGTATCCTGAAATAGTGTTTCTGTAGAAACCTTATTTGCTTATCCTTTATCAAATCACTAACATACTTTTTGGATAGCTTAGGTTCTTTATAATAACCAAATAAGATTTCCCACCAAGTGCTATACTTCGGTGAGTGTATATCGTGCTCAGTATCACTATTAGCATGATGATATCTGTGTATACCAACTACTGTGATAGGCTTACCCAAACCCATAGCGGCACCTAACCACAACATAATAGTTCTCGTAATCTTATCAGTTTCAAAGCTTTTATGGGTAAAGTATCTGTGCCAACCTGCATACCCTCCAACTATTACTAACCAAAAGCTCCAAGGGATAGCGGCGTACAATACATACATCATATCGTTTACATAACAATAGTATACACTGTAAACAGTAGCTATATGATACCATACCCACAATAGTCTTAGTTTAGTTCCATACATCGTTAGATTGTTCCTAATGTTTTTATAAAACTGCTATCTAAAGGCTTTTCAGGTTGCCAAGCATTATAATAATAGATAGTCTGATCAACACCCCTAAAACGAACATTATCGACAAACTTTATATCTAAGTTCATAAACTGCATGCTGCGTTTAGGACTTTTCCATTTATTCACATCACTACTCGTATTTGCCGAATGTCTTGTGAAAAATATAGTATCTATATCATGTTCTTGAAATAACTGCTTCAGATATTTAGCATATGTTCTATTTTCGTTGAACAGAAAACTACGTGTAAACACATTTTTGTTTCTATTAAGTTTATACATTCTTGCGTACATACGAATAATGTTTGATGGAAGTTTGTCGTACTGTACTGCAAAGAAACCGTATACAGGATATCCTTTGTGCAGCCATAGAATATTAAACTTACGATCAAATCTAGTTAGTCTGTCATATGTATATGGATTATCAATAAGTTTAGTAGACTGATACTGTTCTCTAGAAACCTTTTCTATAAACTCCTGCACATAATCATCATTAGGGTTATCTGTTATATAAAGATCCCAATCATCTAAATCAGTTTTCATTCTCATATGCATTGATATCTTTTCTCAACTATCTTAAATCCTGTATATGTTTCTTCAATCAAGTCGTCACTAATCCAAGTAATGTCATCATATTTCCATCTAACATGTAACTTGCCATCTTTTATAGTAACATCAACATGAGGATTTATGTTCTCCCACCTGTAGTGATTGTCTGCCTCAGTGAAAGCTACAATGGGTGGAGTGATCGTACTACCATAAACACTGTAGGCAGTTTTAGCACCTGCCATTCTCAGAAAAGTCAAAGCATTATCTGGTGTCAAATCGCTGCCAATCAAGACTTGTTCGCAGTTAGATAAATCTAAATCACTGACGTTTATACGATTGTATACACAAGGAAGAATCAATGTGTGCGTAGGTCTGATGTCATTCATGTCCCTTACGTAGTTTTTCATTGATGTCTTTATAAAAAGATCACCCCCCGATAACATATAAGGATGAATACCCAAAACTTTAAAAGCAACACTATTCGGAGTGTACATGTTTAGCATTATACTATTAGAATCCACATTCATAAACTGCGCATTATATTCACTAATAGCACACGGTCTTGTTTCTAACGCATCTATTACAGCACTACGATATTCGTCATTATCACTTTCATAGTACTCAACACCATCAATATAAATCATCTTTCAGCCAATGCTTGTTGCAACACCTCTTCATGTG